TCAGACCGCAATAGTGGTCCATCCCTTGCCCCGATCGTCGTGGTATCGAGCCGTCTGGTTCGGTGATTTATGACCGAGCAGTTTCTGCGTATCGATCCCCTGAGCTTCATAAAGGCGTTCTGCCAGTGACCGCTGTTCATGAAACGTTGCCGGCGTACCGTCACCCCATTCAATCTCTGCTTTATCCCGTGCTTTGCTGAAATTCATCGTGATGGTGTTGGACTTTACCTGCGCGCCACGTTCTGCCTGTGATGTTGCCCGGAAGAAGTGGACCATATAGGGGCTGACCGCATAATCGCGGCATCTGGCTATCACATCCCGCAGGCACCAGCCAATCGCGTTCAGACGCAGGGAAAGGGGGATCGCAATTTTGCTCCCTGTTTTCTCCTGCACAACATGAAGATGATCCTCCCAGACATCCGTGAATTTCATGTTCGATACATCACCCAATCGCTGTCCGGTGACCAGCGCCAGCAGCATAGCGTTTCCCATGTAGCGGTGGTTGGCGTCAGCAATGTCGAAAATTTTCTGCCATTCCTCCAGCGAGAGGCGTTGCCTGTTAATTCTGCGTCGTGGCTGCTTTGTCGCAAGGGCAGGGTTATAACCAGGAGGAACCTCGCCGAAATGCTGGGCTTCCTTAAAAATGTCGATCAGAACAGAGCGGATCACCTGTGCCATCCTCGGCTGCCCGGCGGCAATATAGTCATCGAGGATTTGCGCAACGTCGCGAACGTCAACTGCCGATATCAGCTTCATACCTACACGCTCCTTAAGTAGTGATACTGGTTTGGCTTTTTGTTTATAGGTGTTCAGCTTTATATCGCCAGCTTCAAGGCGTTCCTCTTGTATTTTCCAGTAACGATCAAGCCACGTTATGGTGGTGATCGCTTTTCCTTTACTGGTGGCGATCCGGTCGCTGAGTGCTAATATTTGTCTGGTTCTCTGTTCGGCTAAACGGGAATTAGCTTCGATTGCAATGGATATAGCCTCTTCCTCATTTGTTCCGAGGCTATGAAATTTCCCGGTTATCGGGTGTTTATATCGCCAGTAAACTTTGTTCACTTTTCGGCTATATAATGGGTAAAGGTTTGGCACCTTGACGTTATTTTTACGGGGTCTGGCAGCCATCGGATAATATCCTCTGCAGCTTGGGTGGATCAGATTTGTTAATCACTGGCTGAGCTATATTTCCGGTTATTTCCGCATCTTCTCTCACCCGCCAGAACTTTCCTTCTTTGCGCGCTGGTGGACAGAACATGCTTTGCTTCGCATACCGGCGCAATGTGTTCAGGCTGGGCGGATTGCTCCGGTATTTGTCTGCGGCCCATTCTTCTAAGGTCAACATTTGAAGCATGGCGATTCTCCATACGGCCCGGCTGCACCCGGGCCATCAGGTTTATTCTTCGGTGCTGGCAGGCAGCAGGCGCTGCCAGATGGCTGAAACGTACTTCACTTGGTGCCGTGCGTCAGCCAGGGCATTGTGGGCCACACCATCAAATGACATATCGCTTTTGGGATCGAAACCCAGCTGTTTGCCAAGCAGCACCATGGTGCGTACGTCGCTGTCGTTCCAGAATTTCCACGGGCAGACATGACCGGCGCGTTCGTAAGCCGACCGCAGGATAACGTTGTCGAAATTGGCACCGTTGCCCCAGACTTTTAGGTCGCGCGGGTTGTCAGAGTTACGACTGATAAATGAACTCAGTTCGGAAAGTGCTTTGGCAATGTGTAGAGCATCGTCAATGCAGATTGCGGCGCGGGCTTCTGATGATTTTTTTAACCACCAGATAATTGTGTCGCCTTCAGGGATTGCCCCCTGATCTAATGCGCTGGACAGACTGACTGTGGCGTAGAACTCTGCGCCTAGCTCACCGACTTGCGGATTAAAAAATACAGCGCCGATCGAGACAATTGGCGCTCGAGGGTTGGTGCCCATGGTTTCGAGGTCAATCATAAGGTGGTTCATTACATGTGCTCCAAATCTGATGGTTTAAAAGAATGCCAGTAACCCTCTTCGCGAGTTTCTGTTCTGGTTTTGCCGCAGCCATTGCACCCATAGTGAAAAATGATAGTTGGCTGCAACCCGTTAAGGGACTGGTATGGATGAAGCTCTTTCTTGAACAACACCCATTTATGAAGCCCAACAAAGCAGCGTATCTTCACTGTGCTGTACTCCGATCACCGCGCACCTGAAAAGAATGCTGCTGATCGCATGTGTACCATCCGTTGTCTTCTAACCAGGCATCATGACCGCACACGTCGCAGATCATCGCCTCAACTGAAGCAACTTGTTCGGAAATACCGAACGACTCGATAGCCGCTTTGGCTCGATTCCACGCTTCATGCTCGCGGTCTGAGATGCGTATTACTTCTTTGACCGAGGCGATCAATTCGTCTGTGCGTGCATCTGGCAGATTGCCTAAATTGGCTCGAGCCTGCCAAACGTGAAACAGGACAGCGATAAACGCCTTTTCGTCAGCCTCGCTGGTGGCTCCGCTGCGGTCTGGCGAGTAATCAGTTTCGAGCCAGCGATTGAATGCTTGGCGCTCAGATGTTGGTGTTTCCTGCGTCATTATTCTTCTTCCTCTGGTAAGACTAGGGTTGTGTCGTCTGGCACCGTGATGGTGAGCTGCGCACTGTAACCACGTTCATGCACGGCGTAAGTGACGGGCCATGCAGGTAGTGGCATATCTTCTGTAACTTGGCTGATGCCAAGGCTCCACAGCCCGGAGTCGAGGTAATAGCCGACAACCTGCAGTTCACCCTCTGCTGATTTGAGGTGATAGATACCGGGTTCGTTGTAGCAGCCGATCTCTTCGCGGATCGCGCCTTCGCATTCCAGCAGATCATCGCTGGCACCATAAAATGTGAGTTCTTTAGCCATGACGGTTATTCCTTCTTTGTGGGTGGCTGGTCAGCAATTGCTGCTTTGATGCGCGCCAGCTCGTTGTTAGCCTCATTCCTCCAGTTTGCTCCGTGATTCAGGTACAGCTTGAGCATCCAGTGAATGACCGTAGCCTGTTCACACTCCGACTTTCTGGGGATTTCGTAGCCGTCAGCACGTAAACATTCAGCCAGCCCGGCGCACAGGAAATTTGGTCTACCGAGAATTTCCAGCAGAGCGTCATCCATCGGCGGGATAGTGTGTTCCCTTACCAGTGTGGCCTGAGTATCGAGCTGAGTTGCCAACTGACTGACCACAGTAGCGTCTGGCTCGCCGAGTCTTTTCGAAAGCTGGTGGCCGGCAACCACCAAATCTTTGATGGTGATATTCACTGGCGTTCACCTGTTAGCTCATGGAAACGGTTCAGGAAAAGACCATAGGCCTGACCGGGTTTGAGGGGGATGATGGCAATTTCTTCTGATGGCGGTATGCCTTCGAGAACCGGCCAGATCGAACCATCATCCAGATCGAGGTCGCGACGTTCGGTCGCCAGCATGATCAGATCCGCATATTTAACCGGCGTGCTCATGGTTTCAGGCAGGCCGTACTTCTGGCGAATCACAATGTCCACTGCTTCCTCGATGCGCTGGTAGTCCGGCAGCAGGCGTTTCAGTGGTGCCGGAATATCCTGGCAATATGCCTCGGCGGCATCGTGCATCAGAGCTTCAAGGGCAAACTCTGCTGGTACAATCTGGCTGCACAATACAGCGTGCTGGGCGACGCTGTAGAACTCCGGCACATGCCCGGCAAAACGGCAGATATTGGACAGGGCCACCGCAATATCATCGGTGACAATCTGGCTGGCATTCACATTGCGATAATCAATGTGCTGGCCTGAGTAGGTTTTTAAGAAAGGCATATATTCTCCATATATTCGCAGCTGCACCTGCGGCTGTTTTCGGGTGTACGAATCCCTCGCCAGATGGCGATAAATAACGGAATTACGCTTCACTAATTGCCCCGACATGCAGGGCAATTAAGGCTGTGCAATTACGCTTTGAAGTTACCGATAAAGGTTTCAACCGGCTTGCCGTCGAACTTGCCGATCAGCAGGTCACGGAATTCGTTAGCGATCGCCTCTTCCTGCGCTTCCAGTTGGACGATACGCACTACGAAGCATGGCTCATGGCTTTTCAGCAGGCCGTTGCGCAGGCTAAAACGGCGCTCGGTAAGCCCTTCGTAAGGCACGCATTTGAACTCGAAGGCAACCGGCATCACATCTTTGCTGCTGGCCTCCACGCTTTCCATAAGGGACTTTTTGCCGCTGAAATCTTCGTCTTCGTGCGCAGACTCAGACACCTGTTTGATGTTGACGCGGCGTACGGCCTGAGCAGCCTGCGCGATCGTCATGGTATTGCCGCCGGCATCGAACGCTGTCAGGAAGTCGCTCCAGTCTTCCAGCCATTCGGCGATCTGCTTCTGGGTGAGGTGTTCACCGTTGATCGCCAGCATCGCGCGGAATGGTGCTGTTTTCTTCAACTTGATCGAGGCTACGTTGTCGGCATGGCCTGGATTCTCCAGTGTGCCGATGTTGAAGATCGAACGCGCCAGCATGTTTTCGGCATCGATAAAGCAGCGTGCCTTTTGGTCGGTGTTGGCGTAGCCGACGGAGTAACGCACAAAGTCGTCAATACTGGTGGTATCCATGGCGCCACGGAAGCGGAAGCGCTCCAGAGACAGATTTTCGAGGCTTTGAACGCGGGTACCTTCCGGGATCAGCGCGGTCGGGCATGCCATAGCGTCAATGTCTTTAAGATGGTAGCCAGACAGAACTAGGTCTTTAACTTGCTGGATCGCACTGCTGTCTAATTGCTGGGACATGAAAAATTCCTTATTAATAAACTGAATGAATATTTAACTGCGTGTTAATCAATCGCGGCTTACTGCGCCGCTCGAAGCTTTGCGTCCGGATCCCCGCCAAGGGTGAACAGGTTGCCCTGATCTTCCTGAAGGATAGTGAGCTTGCCGCCACGGTTGACGTACATTGGCGTCTCGGTGGTGTCTTCTTCAGACGTTTTCCCGCGCGGAGTAGGGCAGGAATACTGCAATTTGTGCTTGATCATCACGCGCTTCTCTTCGGTCGAGTTGCTCATGCGATCAAGGTCAAAGGTCAGGGTGACTTTGCCTTTGTTGCCGTTGTTCAGAACGCCCAGCGCGGTGGTATTGAGCGCGGCGGCGATTTTGTTCATGAACACACCGGCATCCAGCTCGCCCAGAAAATCGGGCACTACGGTCATGCGATCATTGCTCATAGCGTTTCCTCGGTTAAGCGGCTGCCGCCGCTGTAAGTTTCTCCATACACAACAGAGAAGAGCACCTGCGCGCCGGTTAGGGGTAGGAGAGCCGTTCTCATTGCGCCCGGGTGGATTGGGTTATGAGCCCGTCGCCCGGTGATGCTCTTGTCTGTTGCGTAAAAAGGGCGGTACCAGAAGGACTGAGGGAAAACAGGTACCGCCAAGACTACACACAGCAATATCGTTGTGGCGGTGGTGCCTCCACCTGCCAGCCCGGCTACAGCTGGCGACGTACACTGATAAAGAAACGTTCTCATTTTTGAAGTTGAGATTGGCCTCGCCGCGTGCGCATAGCCGCAATTACCACAACGAGAAGAGCACTGGATACCGATTCTGCCGCACGCCTTCTGACTTACGTGCTTATACGTCGGGACGACAACTGTCAGCTTTCGGAGTTGCCGCCAGTACTCTTGTCGTTGTGCGCCTGTCTTTTCACCACATCAGGCTCGGTGGTATCCTTCTAAGTCCCTATAACTATGAAGGATATGAAATGGCAAAATTTACTGTGCGCGTCGAACTTCGAGATTCTCAGGACGCTGATTACAACGATCTCCACGAAAAGATGGAGGCCAAAGGTTTCTCCCGTACCGTTGCAATGACATCAAGTAGCGACGTTCTAATATTGCCAAATGCTGAATATAGCTATGAAAGTTCTACGAAAGATAAAGCCGAGGTCGGTAAGCTCGCTGAATCAGTTGCAGAAAAAATCCGTAAAAATCCAAAGATAATGGTCACAAAATCCGCAGGTCGCTGGTTCTCAAACCTCGATGATGCTTAACCTTTATCGTCGCCCGATTTAAGGGCATTTTTCGCGATCCAAATGCGAGCCTCAGTGCCCGTATTTGGATCTATCTGCTGTAAACGCTTAGAGTCTTCCAGCAATAATGCGATCACATGCTTCAAATCCTGCTCATTCATCTCTTCTCTCCACTGAAATCATCTGCTAGCGAATCATCCCGGTCTTCTATGCCTCGGGCGGCTACTTCGTGGGCGTCCTGCCTGTTCGCTGTTTCTTTTAGGTACATTATGTACCTCAAGGGTACATTGTCAAGCATAAAAAAACCTGCCGAAGCAGGTTTAATTGATTTTTTTGTGTTTTAGTCAGGTCTTGTGCTTGTATCTACGCGGCTTCCCGGAGAAAACAACGGTTCCAATTATTGAACAGTTGCCATTGATTCTGATGTATGGCTCAGGCCAGTTTGTGTTTAAAGCTTTGAGAAACTTTTCGCCACTATCTTCGATGAGCCGTTTAAATGTAGTTTCACCAGTGTCATGCATCAGGGCGATCACGTCATCTCCATGAGAGGGGGCGACTTCAGGATCCACAAAAATCATATCACCAGGGCGATATTCGTCGATCATAGAGTCACCAATGACGCGCAGGATATAAGTCATCGGCCCGCATGGCACCGGACAGGGATAGGTTTCAACACTATTCAAATCTACCTCTGCATAGCCTGAATCGGTCCATGCTCCTGCCTGTACCCAAGATATAACCGGAACCATAGTAATATTTCTATCAGTGTCGGAAACATCGGGCGATTTTGCAATGTTGGTAGTTTGATGTTCCGTATCTAGCCATCCTTGTGGCAGATCGAAGCATTTTTCGATGTGCCTAGCCATAGCGTCACCAATACCTTTGGTGGCACCGTCTCCCATAAACCTGCTGGTTTGAGTTGGCTCTCGATCGATCATGTTAGCAAAGTAGGTATTACCGCCAACTCCATCTCTCAATTTTCGGGCGTTTAGTCGCCTGATTTCTTGGATAGTTTTCATCCGTAAATTAAACAATGTGTACCTCTATGGTACAAGTACCTTGATGGTTCATTTCTTTCGTGTAATATGTACACAGGAGGTACATATCATGAAAGAGTATTGGGACTCTTTGTCCAAAGAGCAGCAAAGCGATTTAGCAGGATGCGTCGGATCCACACCAGGTTACTTGCGGTTGGTTTTCAATGGCTACAAAAAAGCTGGCTTTTCCTTAGCAAAAAAACTGGAAGAAACCACTGCTGGAATCATCAGCAAATCAGATCTCCGTCCCGACATTTACCCTAAAAAATAGCAAACGGACTGATTTTTATAACCACAGAAAGAAGGAGTAGGCCGTGGGTAACGAACCGCTGTGGAAAGTAGAGCGTCAACCAGCCTGGCTGGTGGCTGCCATCAAGAAGTCCATAACCGATTTGCAGGGGGGCTACACCGAAGCTGCTGATTGGCTCGGGGCTACTGATAACGCCTTATTCAACCGCCTGCGCACCGACGGCGATCAGATCTTCCCGCTCGGCTGGGCGATGGTATTGCAGCAGGCTGGTGGAACTCATCACGTCGCTGATGCTGTGGCGCGCCATTCTGGCGGTGTCTTCGTGCCGCTGGTGGATCTGGATAGCATCGACAACGCCGATATCAATGATCGGCTTATGGAGACCGTTGAGTGGATAGGCCGACATTCGCAGATGATCCGGGGCTTTATCGCTGATGGCGTGATTGATGAGCGTGAGAAACAGGAGATTGACGAGAATAGCTATCAGGTTATGGCTAAGTGGCAGGAGCACATCACGCTGCTGTATCGCGTTTTTTGTCAGCCAGAAAAGAGTGACGCCCGCGAGTGTGCAGCTCCGGGCGTCGTGGCAGATAAATCATTGTGTATGGAGAAATCCGCATGAGCAATTTAACCGCAAATTATCAGCGTTCGCAACTCCGCGCGTTGCCAGTCAGTGGCGGCAAGGGCGAGGTCACGTATTGCTATGCCGTAAGAGTACCCGGCGGTTGGGCGCAGGTGAACCACAGCTTCACTCAGTGGGCTGTGGGTGACTTCAACGGGCAGGCCAAGCAGGAGAAGAACGATGACAGCGCTAATCTGCATTGATTCGATTCAGATTCGACAGGACACCAGCGGGCGTTATTGCCTGAATGACCTACATCGTGCCGCCGGTGGTGAACGCCGGCATGAGCCATCATTTTGGCGCAACCTGCAGCAGACCGAAAATCTTGTTCAGTTATTAAGCACTACAGGAATTCCTGTAGTGGTAATTAACGGCGGCAATATGCGTGGCACCTACGTTTGCAAGGAGCTGGTTTACTCCTACGCCATGTGGGTGAGTCCAGAATTTAACCTTCAGGTTATCCGCACTTTTGATGCAGCTCAGTCCACCAGCGTACCGCAAACGCTTCCTGAAGCGCTGCGCCTGGCTGCCGATATGGCGGAGCAGAACGCTCAGCTCGAGCACAAGGTGCAGCAGGATGCGCCAAAAGTGGCATTTGTCGAGCATTACGTGGACGCCGCTGGTGCAAAAAGCCTCCGCGAGACGGCGAAGATCCTCAACATGCCTGAAAAGGCGATGATCGATGCGCTGCTGCGCGACAAGGTGCTGTTCCGCCAGTCTGGAAATTTGCTGCCGCACGCCCTGCGTCAGCGCGAAGGCCTATTCACCGTTAAAACCGGAACATCTGACTTCGGTCATGCCTACACCCAAACCCGCGTAACCCCTCGCGGCGTCCAGTGGATCGCCGAGCGTTATGCCTCTGAGCTGATGGGAGGTTGATATGGCTGAATTCATCCAATCAATGAACCGCTATTACAAGGACCATCACGGCATTGTCGTGAACGTTACCGGCTATGACCCTGTAGGCCAGCGTGTGATTTACCGCCGTCCGGGTTATGAGTGGGAGTGTGTTGCTCCGCTGATTGTGTTTCGTTCCAGATTCAAGAGGATAGATAAGTGAGTGTTAAATTATCCGCATATGTCTGGGATGGCTGTGCGTCTTCTGGCATGAAGTTGTCCAGCGTGGCGATCATGGCGCGCCTGGCTGATTTCAGTAACGACGAAGGTGTTTCATGGCCTTCCATTGAAACCATCGCTCGTCAGCTCGGCGCTGGCCCGAGCACGGTAAGAACAGCAATCGCGAAGCTGGAGGCTGATGGGTGGTTAACCCGCACAGCGCGCCGAAAAGGGAACCGTAACGCATCGAACGTTTACCAGCTCAATGTGGCGAAACTTCAGGCTGCCGCTTTTTCTCACCTGTCAGAATCTGACGCGTCAAAATCTGATACGTCAAAATCTGACCCGTCAAAAACCGATGCGTCAAAATCGGGCAAAAACCAGCGTTTTGACCCTCCAGAATCTGGCGGGGATCCGTCAGTAAAATCAACTACAGATCCATCAAGTAAATCTAAAACCCCTTGTCTGGTTGCTGCGCAACCCGACCCTGAAGTTTTGATCACTGACAACGCGATTGTGGTTCTGACCCACCTGAACCTGGTCAGCGGATCCCGGTACCAGAAATCGAGAACATCGCTCGAAAACATCCGGGCTCGTCTGCGTGAGGGTTACAGCGTCAGCGACCTGCAACTGGTTATCGACCTGAAACACGAGCACTGGAACGGTAACGACGAGCAGTACCAGTACATGCGTCCTGAGACGCTGTTTGGCCCGAAAAAATTCGAAGGTTACTTGCAGAGTGCCATCCGTTGGGACGGGAAGGGCCGTCCTGCGCGCGAATCGTGGGACAAAAAGCGCGAAAGGGACATCAACGCGATCAGTGAACCTGATGACAAGATACCTGCAGGTTTCAGGGGGGCGAAATGAAATACGGATCGGTCTGCAGCGGTATTGAGGCCGCAAGCATTGCCTGGGAACCATTGGGCTGGAAGCCTGTGTGGTTTGCCGAAATAGAAGCCTTCCCATCTGCCGTACTGCAAAGCCACTGGCCTGAAGTTACCAACCTCGGCGACATGACCAAAATCGCCGATGCTGTGCGCGCTGGTGATGTCGAAGCGCCTGATGCTCTGGTCGGCGGTACGCCTTGCCAGGCATTCAGCATCGCCGGCTTACGTGAAGGCCTGTCTGATGACCGCGGCCAGTTAACCCTCTCTTACGTGGAATTAGCCAATGCAATCGACGCAAAGCGCCGCGAACGCGGTGAACCAGAATCAATCATCGTCTGGGAAAACGTCCCCGGCGTACTCAGCAGCAAAGACAATGCCTTCGGGTGCTTTCTGGCAGGACTTGCCGGAGAAAGCAGTGAGTTGCAGCCAGCAGGGGGAAAATGGACGCACGCAGGTTGTGTGTCTGGACCACAAAGGGTTATTGCCTGGCGCGTCCTTGATGCTCAATTTTTCGGAGTGGCCCAACGACGCCGCCGTGTGTTCGTTATCGCAAGTGCTCGAACAGGATTCGATCCCGCAGCGGTACTTTTTGAGTTCGACAGCGTGCGCCGGGATACTCCGCCGCGCAGAGAAGCGCGGAAAGTCACTTCCGCCACCACTGGAAGCGGCGTTAAAATCGGTAGCCACTGGGATAACCCAACAAACCCACACCCAACTCTTAATCAGTCACACAACATCGGGGGAATAGGCCAGAGCAATCAGGCGCTATTCAGCCAGCGCGGTTGCGGTCTGGTTTGTATTGGTCTTGACGAAGAACAGAACGCCGCACACGAACTGTTCGGGACCTTAAAGGCAAGGGAGAAAGGCGGTGGTTTTGAAGGCGCTGTGGCTTATTCCGAGCAGCGAGCATTCAGAATGACCGCGTTTGGTGAATATGCAGACGATGAAACCGCATCGACATGCAAGGCGCGTGATTACAAGGATGCTACAGATCTGGCCGTGACTTACCCGCTTTCTGTTCGCCGTCTGACACCAATAGAGTGCGAGCGCTTGCAGGGCTTTCCTGATAACCACACTCTGATCGGCTGGCGCGGAAAAGATGCTCCTGAATGCCCGGACGGCCCACGCTATAAAGCGATCGGCAACAGTATGGCAGTTCCAGTTATGCGTTGGATTGGTGAGCAACTTCAGAAGGCAGCACCAAAAATGGAAGAACTTGAAGTAAAGAAAAGCCCTTACGTATGTGCGCTGGAAATTCTCCGAGCCAAGCCAGAGCACGAATTGAAAGAGGTTGGCGATCAGTGGCGCACACCGGATCTGCTGTTCTGGGGTATTAATGCGCTGTTTGGCCCGCTGGTTCTTGATCTGTTTGCTGACGACAGCAACGCTAAATGTCCGGCGTGGTACACCGCTGAAGACAACGCACTGACGCAGAACTGGTCTGAGCGAGTGGTTGAGTTGGGCGGTGCTGCATTTGGCAACCCGCCATACAGCCGATCTCAATACGACGGTAAGCAGGCGATCACCGGCATGACTCACATCATGAATCACACCATGGCAATGCGTGAGCTGGGTGGGCGTTATGTTTTCCTGATCAAAGCTGCGACGAGTGAAACATGGTGGCCTGAAGAGGCTGATCACGTTGCCTTTATACGTGGTCGTATTGGATTCGATTTACCGACGTGGTTCGTTCCGCTCGATGATAAACAGCAGCCCAGCGGTGCTTTCTTCGCGGGCGCGGTTGCGGTATTTGATAAATCATGGCGCGGGGAGCGCTTCAGCTACATCAACCGCACTGAACTGGAGGCCAAGGGACGGGCATTTATGGCGCTGGCGCAGTTTGCTGTCGGCAAAACTCCAGCGCCAGAAGAAGAGGCGCAGCCGCCAGTAACGCAAACGTCCCCGATCATTGAAGATGTGATTTACCCGCTTGAGGTGCGAATGCTCTTTGATGCGCTGCCAGACGCCGAAGAACTGGATCCTGCGAAACAAGCTGAGGTGAAGAACCACATCAAAATCCGCTGGCTGGAGCGCGCGACGCGGGAAGATATTCTCGCTGAGTGCGCTGCGATGATCGGGGCTAAAGCAGCATGAGAGCGCTGCTGACACCAGAAGTGGTACCGCGTCTCGGGCTGGTGCTGCTCAAGCCAGGTAAAGAGCTGATGCGTCTATTTGCTAACGGACGGGTACTGGTTGAGCCAGTACCTCAGAGCATGGCCCGGCTGGCAACCGGGCGCGTGCCTGATGCCCGCCAGCCTCTGGCTGAAGACAGCACACTGTATAGCTTCTTCACCGACGAGCGAGTGATCCGCGCTGCTGGTGGGTTGCCGGGGCTGGAATACTGGCTGGAACGCAACGTGCGTGAATGCCAGTATCCGCACTCTGAGTACCACCATCACGAACTGGTAACTATGCGCCACTCCCCCGGCGCGCTGATGCTGTGTTGGCACTGTGAAAACCAGCTGCGCGATCAGTCAACAGACCTGCTGGCGACGCTGACGCGGCAGAACGTAATCAGCTGGATAATAGACACCGCGCTGGCGGCCCTGCGGTTCAACCGGGATCGTGAATTGTCTCTCGCGGAACTGTGCTGGTGGGCGGTCTACGTCGGTGTGGCGGAGGCCATCCCGGAGGATATGGCGACACAGGCGCTGATGCTGCCCGTTGAGCCGATCCCCACGGTATTCAAAGAGGCCGATATTGTGCCGACGGTTCCATCCACCAGCATTCTGCAGAAGAAAGCGCAGCCTGCAAGGCAACGGCAGGTAGTAACAGAGCAGCAGCCCGAGGTGCTGGCGCTGCGCGCGGATCCAGAATCACCGGAATCATTCATGCTGCGGCCTAAACGCCGACGCTGGGAAAACACCACATACACACGCTGGGTCAAAAGCCAGCCGTGCGAATGTTGCCGCCGTCCGGCAGACGACCCGCATCATGTTATCGGTCACGGGATGGGCGGCACGGCTACCAAAGCCCATGACCTGTTCGTGTTCCCTCTGTGCAGAGAGTGTCACGACAAATTGCACGCCGATGTAGCGGCGTTCGAGCAGAAACATGGCACGCAGCTGGAGCTGCTGTTTCGTTTTCTGGATCGGATGTTGGCGATCGGCGTAATCGTTAAAGCGTAGGAGTATGGAGAGTAGCAATGCGTGATATGCAAAAAGTATTAGAGCGTTGGGGTGGATGGGCCGCATCAGACTGCTCGGGAGTTGATTACTCCCATGTTGCAGCTGGGTTCAAGGGACTACTCCCACAAACAGGAAAAGCGCGGCTTTCGTGCACTGATGATGATGCACTAATTATTGAAGGGTGTATGGCTCGCCTTCGCAACACTCGTCCCTCGGAATATTCACTATTGGTGGCTCATTATCTGTATGGCTTATCAAAACGTAAGCTTGCTAAAGCCTGGAAGAAGGATGAAAAAATTATTCGTATCGAAATCCAGATGGCGGAGGGTTTCATTGACGGTTGTTTATCAATGCTCGATATCCAGCTCGAAATGGACATTGAACTAACCGCTTAGTTAATAGCCCTCGCTTGAGGGCTATTTTCATAAGTGAGGAAAAATTTTGCGTAACGTGGACCAGCACCTACCGAAGGTGAAGAGAGAAATCAGCAGAGATGAAAGTCCCAGCAGGATAAACAAATAATCAATGGGTTCACCGAATATGACTACGTCATCAGGCAAGAACATCGCAATTAGTGGGAACATGCACGCAACAATGAGTGTTACACCTGTCGACAATAATCGGTTAACAATCGTCGGTAGAATGTTATTCCGCTTAAGGGCGCTGATAGCCCCTTCTTTTTCGCTATCAGCGCTGCTAAAAATTGATATGGCAGCGAGAACGAACCCAAAGAGGATGCCTGAGATTGTCGATAATACTCCTGCTGTCGTGAGAACATCAGGATGTTTCATCGGCTTAAACAGTTTTGCCGCCGCATATGTAATGAGCAGCAAAAGGAAAACCTTCCAAAGAAGAGCTGCAAATTCTCTCATTGTGGCCTCCCTGTTTCGCGATTAAGTCCGTCCGGCAAGTTCATATTGTGCCAGGTAGCTTGTGTTCTCAATTTTAGCAGATGTCATAGCTATCCTGATATCTGAATCAGAAGGATAACCACTTTTGACAACAATTGTCTTCGTGCCAATTAAAACTTGATCAAGGAGGCTCTTCGGAGTCGTGTTGGATGGCTCCGTAACATCAATCCTCTTGATTTGTAACCCACCAGAGCCTTTAGGGAACAGCTCAATTAGCTCCTTGATGGCATCAGTCACACAAATTTTCAGATAATTAAAACCAGCCTTTTTGGGGCGAAGACGGCCTCGCATGTTTAATCTCAGATGAGATCCCCCCATGCCTACTACCATATCGATGATATCGTCGGTCAGTTCGTTCTTGATGTGGTAGTTCGACTTGTTGAAATTCCGAGGGGCTGCGATTGTAAGATCGAAGCTGCGCAGGATATTCCCATCTTCAAGAAGCTCTTTCATGCTTTCGTGCTTCCAGATCGCTTCGAAAGTAACGTTTTGCATGCCAGTTTTGTTGTAAAGGATGAAGGATAAATCCCCGACCTTTGGTCCCAAATGGTTCAGTGTCATTACAAGCAAATCAGTTTCATAGTAGTAAATGAAGTAGGTTCGCTCGACGACTGAGTCCTTGTCGCTCAAAGGTATTGTCCGTTCGCTACCTGTTTCACCATCCTCAATGAATGGCAGCAGGCAATCTCTGCGCCAAGAGACATAGCCGAAGTAACTTTGTTGGACGTCATCCTTTTCGAGGATAACCAGTTTTAAGCCACGGCTCTGTGTTTCTGCTGTGTGAACGACAGGAAAGTTAACTGGTTCCACTGCTGTCATTTGCTCAAAAGCCAGTTTTGCTACAGATGTACCGTCTTTCTTGCATCCGTTGCCAGTGAAAAAGCCAACTCTCACTCGACGAGTTTTCTTCTTATCTTCTGTACTCATTATCAATCCAATGAAATGTTTGAAAATCAGATGAAAAATACTACGAAAAGTGGATGAAATCATTACTGCGGTCCGCAAAAAGTGTTGTAACGTGTTAAGAGTGGTTACTGTGTCACACCGCTTAACGCTTGAGCTTCCATTGGTAGGGGGTTTGGACGCACAGTTTTTTCGCTATATTCTGAAGCTGAACTAATTCCATTGGGCATAGCTATGTCAGAAGACGACGATGAAGATTTAGCATTCTGTACTGAGGTTGCACTCCATGTTGTTAATGATCGCTTTGTTGTTCAGCGTGGTGACGGCGTATCTTTTTACATTAAAGCTGTGGCCGGAAAGCTTGAGAGTTACCGCCGACTTCCTGATGACTTCAAGGTCATTTCGACGGAGAGCATTCCTGAGCTAGATGAAGAGGTTCGTGCGTTCTGGCAAGAGCATTGCCCCGGGATGTTACCAGAGTACGGGCCAGTGAGCGCTGAGGATATGAAACGAGCAAGAGATGCTGCTCTTATGCTTTACGCACAGGCCATGCGAGATGATGGAATGCTGCATTGATTACGGCGGCAGTTTCATTATGTAAAAGTCGTATTATTTGCATGGTTAACTAATTTAACTAATATCCCGCTCCCGGCCCTTTAGCTCAGTTGGTTAGAGCGCGCGACTCATAATCGCTCGGCCGCTGGTTCAAGTCCAGCAAGGGCCACTAATGCCGACTTAGCTCAGTAGGTAGAGCAACTGACTTGTAATCAGTAGGTCACCAGTTCGATTCCGGTAGTCGGCACCAAATGCGGCCATCGTATAATGGCTATTACCTCAGCCTTCCAAGCTGATGATGCGGGTTCGATTCCCGCTGACCGCTCCAGTTAAGAGAAGCCTCGCCTCGGCGGGTTTTTTATTGCCCGCGTTCTACCGAAGCGCATTTTTCGCGCAGTTCGTTGTCAATATTTTTAGCACAACATATCAAACAAAGTTTTGGTAAATGCCGGAATATTCGTTCCTTTAAAAGGAATTTGTTAATGAAAATATCCAAATTATCAAAACTTGTAGTCGTTTGTATTGCTTTTAGTTCATTGACTGGTCGAGCGTGGGCGGATTGGCAGGTTAAGACCCAGGTTGATGCTTTTGCTGGTCCTGAAACGGTAAAGCTTATTGGAACCTTTGATGGCGATGCTGGTGTGATGTACGAATGCAAGGCTGATAAATTTGTCGTTCATTATCTGGAAAAAAATACTTTCGCTGACTTTGTTCAGGATGGTGCAACCGTGGGCGAAATGGCCATTAAGGTCAATAATGATAATCCGACGATTTTCAAAGATGTTCACCTGTACCGGCACAATCGTAATTTCATTTCAATTCGCTCATATGAAAAAGAGAAAATTATCGAATCTTTGAGGGCACTGAAGACTGCAAAGATGGGCGTGGTTGCTGGTATACAGATGAAGTCTGGCACCAGACTGTCGAGACGTGGTGATTTTAGTAATGCCTCTAAAGCGGTGGGCGAGTTTTCGCGGAAGTGCGGTATCACCCTCTGAGGTTTTCGCCATAACTACAGCTTGAAAACAAGGCCTGCTTCGATTGATATTTTTAACTTACATCGCTTCGGCGGGGCTTTGCGTTTCTGATAATCTGCCATGCAAGCGCAAAAGTAACAACCAGCATTCCACATTGAGCTTATACTCCTCTTAACATCATGAGAGGTGGCTATGAAAGAAGGTTACTACTGGATTCAGTACAACGGCGGGAGGCAGATTGCCTACTACTCCCCTGAAGAGGGCTACGACTTCATTTCAGGGGAAGAAATCGTCGGGGTTTGGTGTGTCACCAGAGGCCATGACCTTTGTAACAACAGTGAGGTTGAGGTTCTAAGTGGCCCTATAGAAGAACCCAAGCAATAGCCCTCACCCGAAGCACGAACTGACCCCCGAGCCTTGCGAAAGCAGGGCTTTTTGCTTTCTGCAATTCATGCCAGCGCATTTGTTACGCAGACAGCCGCCAATAGAGACGGCTGAACTAGAGCATCGAACCATACAGTTTTTAAAGAGATCTAACGATTTTGTAGGAAATGGATGCCTATGTAAGATATGTGTAATTCATCCCAATTTAATATGTTTTCTGCAGAACCAAAGGCTTGTGTAATTGCGTCTGAAATAAGGCTGTGGGCTGATAAATAAGAAAGAGCTGCTTCAAGTTGCGCAGTATCATTATCAAAAATCTCTACTATGCGCTTACGGGAGGCAGGAAGAAGGCGTCCGGTTTTTGAGCTTTCTAGTAAAATGGTCAAAATTTCAAATTGTTGCTCATCAACTTCAATACTGATCCCCAGATCTGTTGTACAAATAACATCTGACCTTGGGACTTGGATTGTTAAATAGTCAGATAAAACTTGCGTATATTTTGGATTGAGTAAAATTGTTCTAGAAAGAGTTCTTGATAGCACGAAAGGTCCATGAATTGAGCAATCATATTCTGCAAAATCCCCTTTGGTTTTGGAGTTCACGCGTAATGGTTGCTGACAAACAGGGCATTTGCTCAATAATTCTTCTGATATCCAATGAGTTTTCATGTCATTCTCTAAATCATGATTTAAGTAACGAAGGTTGATGTTAAATCATACAAATATGTCAGTTTGTATAAACTAATTGAAAAATATTCATACAAAACTGAATGTAAATATACCCTCTGTTTATCGCGCCAGACTCCATGCATTTCAACAACGATGTCCTTGATGAGAAGCCATAAGCTGGTCATCAGGAAATTACATTACCGATTAATATCCCGGACAATGGGTATTTTTTGGTGACCTCTAACGCCAAAAAAGAACAATCTGGTATGCCGATTTAGTTCAGAATTGCCCTGTGCTCATCGTCAAATTGGCATGACATCCGGCGTTTCCCGCAGGAGTTGCGGGTTCGAATCCAGCAAGGGCCACCATCATAAGTATTGATACCAAACTTATGCCTTATTCTCCTGGTGTTGGGGTTATGACGACCAACAAGACTGTCGCTAATTGATCCATAGAGTTTTCATGCCTACAACAGTGGGCTGTTTTATTTCGGAGTATTTTATGCCACACAGGTCACCATTCCTTATCTGGCTGTCGGCCTGGTTATCGCGCCACGCCGAGCAAATCACCATCTCGCTGATCATCCTGACAGCGGAAACGGGGCGCGTATTCTATCGCGGGGGCACATTCCGGCGGATCGTTGGTGAGACGATATTCTGTCTGCTGGTCGCCCACTGCCTGTATCACCACATTCCCGATATTCCGCCAATTCTCGGCGTGAAAATCACATCAACTGACGTAGCTGTAACGATCGGCCTGCTGGGCATGCACGGCATAAAACGCCTGTTTGCATTCGCCATCAAACGGCAGACCGGCGAGAACGTGCGCGTCGATTAAACCCGAAAGGAAAAACCATGAAAAAAATTGCAATCGTACTGACTGGCGTGGCATTCGCCTGTGCGCTCTCCGCGTGTTCCGCTTATCGTTCTGTCGAAAAGCCTGACGGCACGAAAAAAACCACTGTGACCATCGCACCGGGTACAACCATCACCGGCGCGAATGGCGGATGTATTGATTCCCGCGGCGGCACATGCCAGCAACAACCTGCGCAGTAACAATCTAATTCAATCATCAGGCCGCCATTGTGCGGCTTTTTTGTACACGCATTTCGCCGCGCACCGCAATGCGCGCATAACCACACCGAGCCAATCCTTTGAAATGAGCCTTTGAGGGAGTCAGTTTGTGCTGGCGAGCCTTCGGTGGGCTGATTTCTATTGCGGCAAAGGTTCATCTCAAAGAAAGGTAAACGCAATGAATAATCCGTCAGTTATTCCGGCTTTCGATTTTCGTGAAATGGTCACGACTCTCGATAACAAGATAATCACCACATCACTCAAGGTGGCGGACTACTTTGGTAAGCGACACAAAGACGTTTTGCGCGCCATACGTAACCTGAAATGCTCAGATGACTTCACCCAGCGCAATTTTGCGCCCATTGATTTCATTGATAAAAATGGCGATGTTCAGCCTATGTATAACATCACCCGCGACGGATGCATGATGCTCGTAATGGGTTTCACTGGCAAAACAGCTGCCGCAGTAAAGGAGTGCTACATCAATGCCTTTAACTGGATGGCTGAGCAGCTAAGCCGACGCATGGCCATGGGCGAAGAAATGCAGCACCGCTACGCCATCAAAGAAACGCGCTCAAAGCTGAAAGGCACGATCGGAAGCCGGTTGATGAACGAACGCAAGAAAGAGAAGCGCGTTCTGGCGTTGGAGCATGATCACATCATGCAGGTTACGCAACCGGAATTGCTGATTAGTTAATAGATTCATTACAGAGCGTCATTACGATGGCGCTCGATAATGGCTACTGAATAACAAAAAGGCTGGTGGTATCCCGCCGCGCACCCTGCGCACGACCACCATCGTTTTTTCTGTGATTTCTGATGAACGATAAAAAAGACATTTTTGTATGTATCGCCAGCGGGCCATCGCTGACACGAGCAGATTGTGAGCTGGTAAACGCGTCTGGTTTGCCGGTTATCGCTGTGAATAACTCCTGGCAGTTGCTGCCCGGTGCCTCGGTGATTTTCGCTTCAGATCTGAGCTGGTGGAATGAATACGGTGCCACGGTGCCAACTACTGCAGAACACTGGACGACCTGCCCGCTGGCAGCGCAGCGCCACCAGCTGCAGCAATTCATAAGCCGATTTTTAACGCAGTCGTATAACTCCGGGCAGCTGGCTATCGAGCTGGCTGTTACCCGCGGCGCCCGGCGCGTACTGCTGTTGGGTTACGACTGCTCGCTGCGTGCTGGTACTCACTGGCACGGCAACCACGAAAACATACGCAATCCGACGGCTGACAGCGTTAAGCGCTGGCGTGACGAATTCGCACGCCTGCAGCAGTGGGCCGCCGGGATTGAGATCATTAATTGCTCGCGTGAAACGGCGTTAAAAATATTTCCGCGCAGCACCATAGAGGCTGAATTACGACGATGATTTCCACGCCTGAAAAATGGGAATGGGTTTCCGGCTATAACGGCCTTTATCAGATATCTAATTTAGGCCGCGTGTGTTCGGTGAAAAGGCCGGGAAGTAAGGGTGGATTACTGAAGCCGAGAAAGGACTCTGACGGTTATTTGATGGTTATGTTGTGGAGCGATGGTATACCCACAAACAAGAAAATACATCGACTGGTTGCCCAGGCTTTTATACCCAATAGCGAAGATAAGCCTCAGGTTAACCACCTCAACGGAAACAAGGCAGACAACAGCGTCAGCAACTTGGAATGGGCGACACCGTCAGAAAATGTTCTGCACGCATACCGCATTGGACTCAAAGACCAGCGCGGTGTGAAAAATCCTGCATTCAAAGGCTGGATTATCGGTACCAATATATCTACCGGCGAAACGGTTCGTATTGCTGGAAAGGCTGACATTAAAGCGAGAGGTTTCACGCAAGCCTGCGTATCGCTTTGCGTTCTTGGAAAACAGAAAAAGCATAAAGGCTTTACCTTTAAGCTGGAGGAAAATCATGTCGCAAGTGTACTTTGAGGCGATGCATGGACTCGGCGATTCTATCTACCAGCGTCCGTTCCTGCGTCATTACCCTGGCGCTTACATCCGCACGCCGTGGCCTGAACTGTATAGCGACCTCGATGTGCGCTGCGTTCGCACCAATACTATTTTGCGCACACAGCGTAAAAACGAAAACCGGTCAGATTATTGTTTCTATACGCCGCCTGTTGGTGTGCCTGCCACTCGTATTTGTTACGGCCCGCAAGAGTTGGAAAGCGGCGGCATTATTGATGCGTTCAGAAAACAATTCGGTGTGTCGGGGCCACTGGTGTTCGACCTGCCGAGTTTTAACGATGTGCACCGCAAATTACCGATGGATTGCCGCATTGCGGTGATTCGCCCGGCTACCGTTCGCACCGAATGGGCCAGCGCCAGCCGCAACCCGGATCCGCATTATTTGAACGTCGCCGCACGTATGCTGCGTCAGATGGGTTTCTTTGTGGTGAGTGTCGCCGATACAGAACCCGGAGTTGAGTGGATTATCGGGCCAGCGCCTGCAGCAGATTTAACGCTGCATAAAGGCGAGTTGAGCCTGACCCAACTTTGCACCCTGTACGAGCGTGCCGCCTGCGTGGTGTCGCCGGTTGGTTTCTCCATCCCGCTGGCTATCGCCTACAACACGCCGTTGTTTGTCGTGGCTGGTGGTCGTGGTGGACACAACGCGCCGGAGGTTGTAACCGACCCGGCTATGCCACTGGAGAAAACGCGTTGGGCCATCCCGGTGAATTACTGCCGCTGCATCGATGCAAATCACAACTGCGATAAAACGATCGCTGACTTTGAAGAAAAATTTTATGGGTGGCTCAATGAAGTTGTTTTCTAATCAGGTGCGCCACGGTTTTGTCTGGCTACCAGAAATCGGCATGGGTCGCTATCCGGTAACGCGCTCGCACCGCCCGTATGATGCAGAATATTTTTCCCGTTATCGGGCGATGGCAGATACCGACATGGGCCGACACCTGACCGCCGCCCGCATACAACTGGTGGCCCGCCACTATAGCGGCCCGCTGCTCGACGTGGGCATAGGTGCCGGGCAGTTCGTTGAGTCCAGGCCAAACACCCGCGGCTTTGATGTAAACCCGGCTGGCGTTGAATGGTTGAACCAGCGCGGCCTATGGGCTGACCTGTACGACGACCGTTACCCGGCTTTATCTTTTTGGGATAGCCTGGAACACATCGACCGGCCCGACGTTGCAGTGGCGAAAGCCGAGCGATTCGTGTTTGTCTCCGTGCCAATCTTCGAGAATGGCGACCACGTGCTGCGTTCAAAGCATTTCCGCAAGACTGAGCATATTTGGTACTGGACACACGACGGCTTGATTCAGTGGTTTGCAGAGCAGGGTTTCAAACTTATGGAACACAACACCTGCGAAAGTACGCTGGGCCGGGAAGGAATCGGATCTTATGCGTTTGAGCGAATCCTTGCTTGAGTCGGCAAAACTGATTTACAGCCTGTGATAATGTTGTTTCTCGGAGTTTATAAGGAGAAATAATATGCGGCAGTGGTTTGTATCGTGGGTTGCTTATGATGTTAAAACTAACCAGCTGATAACGGAGCACTCAAGCTCTGCGGTATACAATTCTGATGATGTGGTTGAAGCAGAGGATGTTTTAGACGGGATAAAAGCAGCTCTGCAAAATCCACGTCCTGAGATGTACATCCACATTACCGCGTTCAACCGCGTTTAGAAAAGGTGCTGGAATATGATGATTAACCCGGTTCCTATCGTTTCAGCATTGTGGAAATTTGTCAGCAATCGCCGTTCGATCACTCCTGAAGCCTACGATGCGCTATCAAAAGCAATTTTTGAAGTCGAGAAATATTATCGAGATTGCATGAAAGGTGAGCGATCATCCCGCGTTAGGGAAGATGCCATTGCAGAATACTGGCGTGTTGCTGCTGTTCATGTGAGGCCGCTTGATAATGGATTTGCCGATATCTGCGAAAGAAAAGTGTATTACTGGCTTTCCCCTGAGCAATACAGCAGACAGGATGTTTTAGATCATGAAATGTCATTGGAAAGTGTTAAGCGAAGGTTGATTGAACTTAGAAGTTAACTACACAGGCCGCCGAAAGGCGGTTTTTTATTGGGTAAACATTATGCCCGCGAGAACACCAACGCCGTGCCGTGTGCGCGGCTGTAATGCACTGGTTAGCGATCGTTCTGGTTACTGCGAGAACCACAAGAGCGAAAGCTGGTCACGTTATCGAAAGCAAAAAATTTCTGGCAATCCCTATGGCGCGAAATGGCGCAGGCTGCGTGATGCTGCACTGCGTAGAGACAAAGGGTTGTGTGTGTTGTGCCTTGCCGCTGGTCGTGTTGTATCAGCGACGGACGTAGACCACATCACACCGCTTGCCCATGGTGGTGCTGATGCACTGGATAACCTGCAATGTCTCTGTACACCGTGCCACAGACACAAGACGGCGAGGGAGCACGCGAGGGGCAAACCGAAATGCGTTTAGCCATCTAAAGGGCTGAGATGATGCGATTAATTCCCATCTAGGGAGGGGGTGGTCGAATCCCTGCAGCCCGCGGCCTGCGTGACGGCCCGCTTGGTCGAATTTTTGCACCCGCGAAATTAAAAATTTCAGGATTTGACATGTCGGGAAAATCTACTGTGCCAGGGCGAGGCCGAAAACCTAAGCCAACTGCCCGCAAGGAGCTGGCAGGCAACCCCGGCAAGCGAGCTTTAAATAAACTCGAACCAAAATTCACGCCAATTACCCACGCCGAGCCGCCAGAGTGGTTTGATGATACCGCCCGGCAGATGTGGGAAACCGTGATTCATGAATTATGCGCCCAGCGCGTTCTCTACGTAACCGATCTGCATAACGTCGTCGCGTTCTGCGCGGCCTTTCGCAACTGGCACGAATCCCAGCTGGAGGTTATGCAGTACGGCATCACTGTGCAAACCGAGATGGGGCCGAAGAAAAACCCGGCGCTGACGGCCGCCAATGAGGCAGCCCGGCAAATGGTAACATTTGGTAGCTTGCTGGGGCTGGATCCTGCAAGCCGCCAGCGGCTGATAACTCCGAAACAAGGCAGCGACAACCCGTTTAAAAACCTATGACCCGAAAAACTTACGCGAACGTCAACGCCGCAAATCAGTATGCCCGCGACGTGGTGCGCGGAAAGATTCCGGTTTGCAGGTATGTGCTGCTGGCCTGTCAACGCCACCTTGATGATCTGGCGCAGGCCACGAAGAAAAACTACCGGTTCAAATTCGATAAGGACAAGGCCGAGAAGGCAGCAAAATTTATTCAGCTGCTGCCGCATACAAAGGGAGAGTGGGCGTTTAAACGGATGCCCATCACCCTGGAGCCGTGGCAGCTTTTCGGGATCTGCGCGGTGTTTGGCTGGGTACATAAAAAAACGGGGTACCGCCGTTTCCGCGAGGCTTACAACGAGATACCGCGTAAAAACGGTAAATCGGCAATGTCGGCGGGCGTGGGCCTATTTATGTTTGCCTGCGACGATGAATTTGGCGCGGAAGTGTATTCCGGTGCCACCACTGAGAAGCAGGCGTGGGAGGTATTTCGCCCGGCCCGCCTGATGGTGCAGCGCACCGAAGCGCTGCGCGAGGCGTTCGGCATTGAAGTGCACGCGCAAAGCCTGAGCCGACCGGAAGATGGTGCCCGGTTTGAGCCGATAATCGGTGACCCTGGCGACGGTGCATCGCCCAGCTGCGCGCTGATCGACGAATATCACGAGCACAAAACCGATGCGCTGTATTCGACCATGCAAACCGGTACCGGCGCACGCCGTCAGCCGCTGATTTATGGCATTACCACATCGGGCTACAACATCGAGGGGCCGTGTTACGACAAGCGGCGCGAAGTTATCGAAATGCTCGAAGGCATTGTGCCAAACGAGGAACTTTTCGGGATTATTTACACCGTTGACGACGGCGACGACTGGACAGATCCCGCGGTGCTGCGTAAGGCAAACCCCAATATGGGGGTTTCGGTATTTAGTGAATATTTGCTGTCGCAGCAGCGTGCGGCAATTAACAACCCGCGTAAGGTTGGCGTATTCAAAACGAAGCACCTCAACATTTGGGTTGCAGCAAAAGACGCATTTTTCAATCTGGTGAACTGGCAGAAATGCGAAGACAAATCCCTGACACTGGATCGCTTCGAGGGGCATGTATGCGTTCTCGGTTTTGACCTGGCGCGTAAACTCGATTTGAACTGCATGATCAGGCTGTTTACCCGGATGATTGACGGTAAAACGCATTATTACTGCATTGCTCCAAAATTTTTCGTGCCGTATGACACGGTTTACAGCGCCGACGTTGCCGACCAGCGCACCGCCGAACGGTACCAAAAATGGGCTGAGGCGGGGTTTCTCACGACAACCGACGGCGCGGAAATTGATTACCGCGAAATACTCGAACAGGCAAAAGAGGCCAACCGACTGAACGCGGTCGAAGAATCGCCGATTGACCCCCACGGTGCCACAAACCTTTCGCATCACCTGGCTGATGAAGGTTTGAACCCGATAACGATCACGCAGAACTACAGCAACATGTCGGATCCGATGAAAGAGCTTGAGGCCGCAATTGAGGCCGGGCGTTTTCATCACGACGGCAACCCGATTTTAACCTGGTGTATCAGCAACGTGATCGGCAAGCATATCCCCGGCGACGATGATGTGGTGCGCCCAATAAAACAGGGCAACGAAAACAAAATCGACGGCGCTGTCGGCCTGATCATGGCGATAGGTCGCTGCATGATTGTTGAACCGACCGATGCCCTTTCGCAACTCAACCCGGACGAAGATTTTTTGATCCTATGAAATCATTATTTTTTGATGTGCTGGGGCTGGCTGGCTTCGGCCTGCTCACGTCTGGCTTTTACATGCAATTCGGCCTCGCGCCCGCGCTGATGTTCTCCGGCGGGTTGATGCTGGCTGGCGCGCTGTTCGCTGCGGCAAGGGGGAAACGTGCTGCTTGATGCGTTCTTTAGAAGTGAAGACGGCAACCCAGAAAACCCCGCAAACCCGATAACCTCGGAACTGGGTGATCTGGATTGTATCCGGGCGCTGCAGGTAACGCCGGAAACAGCCATGAAACTGGCAGCGGTTTACGCATGTATTTATGTGCTTTCGTCGAACATTGCACAGATGCCACTTTACGTGATGCGCAAAACCGATAAAGAGGTGCATCCCGCTACGGATCATCCCGCCTGGTATCTGCTGGGTAGTGAGCCTAACTTCTGGCAAACGAGCTACAAATGGCGCGAGCTGAAACAGCGACAGATTTTGGGCTGGGGGAATGGTTACACCTGGGTAAAACGTACCCGGCGCGGCGAACTGGAGTCGCTGGAAGCGGTTATGCCCTGGGAAACCAGCCTCATCGATCGCGGCGGGCGCTACACCTACGGCGTTTACAACGAGTACGGTAGTTACGCCGTCAGCCCCGACGATATGGTGCATGTTCGCGCGCTGGGCAATAACCAGAAAATGGGCATAAGCCCGGTGATGCAGCACGCGCAGACCATTGGCATGGGAATGAGCGGGCAGGAATACGTTAACTCATTTTTCCAGGGTAACGCGCGCCCGGCTGGGATTGTTTCGGTCAAAGGTGAACTGAAAACCGAAGCCTGGAATAACCTCAAGGCAATGTGGAAGCAGGCCTCTGCCGCCCTGCGTAAGCAGGAAAACAAAACCATGTTGTTGCCCGCTGAACTGGATTATAAGGCGCTGACGGTTTCACCGGTCGATATGCAGATTATCGATATGATGAAACTTAACCGCTCACTTATCGCCAGTATTTTTAACGTGCCGGCTCACATGATCAATGACCTCGAAAAAGCCACTTTTTCCAATATCAGCGAGCAGGCCATTCAGTTTGTGCGCTACACGATAATGCCGTGGGTGGTGAACTGGGAGCAGGAGTTAAACCGTCGCCTGTTTAGCCGTGCTGAACTGCTGGCGGGGTATTACGTCCGGTTCGACCTTGCCGGGCTTCTCCGTGGTACCGCAAAAGAGCGCGCTGCTTTCTACCACTATGCCATTACCGACGGCTGGATGAGCCGCAATGAAGTGCGCGTGCTTGAACACCTTAACCCTGTTACTGGGCTCGATGAAATGCTGGTCAGTGTTAACGCGGCCCAGCAAATCGACCCTGAAAAAGACGACTCGGATAAAAAAGATGGATAAAGAATTACGCAGTTATGGCGGAGAAATCCGCGCAGAACAGCGCGATGACAACGTGACGCACATTGTTGGCTACGGTTCCGTGTTTGACGTGCTGTCAGAGCCGATGTGGGGCTTTCGCGAAATTATCCGGCCTGGCGCTTTTGATGCCGTGCTGAATGATGATGTTCGCGGCCTGTTTAATCATGACGCTAATTTTGTTTTGGGGCGCACCACGTCTTCAACGATGAAATTGAGTGTTGATTCCCGCGGCCTGCATTATGACATTACCGCGCCGGATACTCCGACAATCCGGGATCTGGTTATCGCCCCGATGCTGCGCGGCGATATCACGCAGTCCTCTTTCGCGTTCCGTGTCGCGCCGGGTGGTGAAACCTGGTACGAAGACGACGACGGGGTGATTATCCGCGAAATCACGCAGGTGGCCCGGCTCTATGACGTAAGCCCCGTAACTTATCCCGCATACCAGGCAGCTGATTCTTCCGTACGTTCACTGGACAGCTGGAAAGAAGCGCACGCCCGGTCACTGCAAACCGCCATTAATGAAAAAGCCGCACGCGAGCGCGTGCTTGATATGTTGAATATTTAAGGAAATTGACGCTATGAAACTTCATGAAATGAAGCAGAAACGAAACACCATTGCTGCTGATATGCGCGCTCTGCATGACAAAATCGGCGACACTACCTGGACGGAAGAGCAGCGCTCTGAATGGAAAAAAGCAAAGAGCGAACTGGATAATCTGGATGAAGCGATTGCCCGCGAAGATGAACTGCGCGCAATTGATCAGACGTTTGTCCAGACCAACGAAGACGAACAGCGCAACGAGCTGGACAAGAATAAGCCAGGCGTCAAACAGGAAGAACAGCGCGCTGCTGTTTTTGATGGGTTCCTGCGCCGTGGCCTGGGTGATCTGACTGCCGAAGAACGTCAGGTTCTTAAAGAAATGCGTGCACAGGGTACTTCACCGGATGAAAAGGGCGGTTATACCGTACCGACGCAGATGATGAATACCGTAATTGAAAGCATGAAGGCGTTTGGCGGTATCGCCAATATTGCGCAGATCCTCTACACATCAAACGGGCAGGAATTCGACTGGCCTACGTCTGACGGTACCGCGGAAGAAGGCGAGCTGATCGGCGAAAACACCGCGGCAACCGAGCAGGATACTGAATTTGGTTCCGTATCTGTTGGCGCCAAAAAGTTGTCGTCCAAAATTATCCGTGTGTCTAACGAACTGTTGCAGGACAGCGCCATCAATATGGAAGGCTTTCTGGCTAACCGTATCGGTGAGCGTATCGGTCGCACCGAGGCCCGCCTGATTGTTCAGGGTACTGGCACCGGCACGCCGTTACAGCCAAAAGGTCTGGCTGCTTCCGTAACGGGTAGTGTTGCGACAAAATCTGCTGCAACCTTCACCTGGCAGGAAATGAACAAGCTGAAACATGCGGTGGATCCTGCTTACCGCCGCGGTAATAAATTCCGCTGGGCCTTTAATGACAACACTTTGGGCGTGATTGAAGAAATGGTTGATGGGCAGGGACGCCCACTCTGGTTGCCTTCTGTTACGGGTGGCACCCCGGCGACGGTGCTGCAGGTACCGTATGAAATTGACCAGGCTATTGCAGATATTGGCGCAGGCCAGAAATTTATGTTCTGCGGCGACTTCAATCGTTTTCTGATCCGTCGCGTGCGCTATATGGCGCTGAAACGCCTGGTTGAGCGTTACGCGGAATACGATCAGGTCGGTTTCCTCGCGTTCTACCGCTTCGATACCCTGCTGGAAGACACCGCCGCAATCAAAGCGCTGGTGGGTGCTGGCAGCGCCAGCAGCTAAAAATCTGTCACTCGTTACCACTGATGCCGCGTAAGCGGTTTTTTTGTGCCCGTCATCCGGCGGGCATGGAGATTTACATGCTTCTGACGCTTGACGAAATGAAGCAGCAATGCCGCATCGAGCCGGATTTTACGGAAGAAGATGATCTGCTTAACCAGATAGGCAGGGCTGTACAAACTCGCACGGAAACCCGCATTAACCGGAAACTATACGCCGACACGGTGCCGGTAACTGATCCCGAAGGGCTGGTGCTGCCTGACGACATTAAACAGGCCATGCTTCTGCTGGTCGGGTACTGGTACGAAAACCGTGTAGCAGTCAATGACTTTGAACAGTCTGAATCTCCGCTGGGCTACAACTGGCTTGTCGATCCATACAGGCACATACCGCTATGAAACGCACGCTGACGGAAGTTAACGCAACATACCGCCTACCGCAGCCGGGTGAACTTAGCGAACGGCTGGCCTTTCGAACCCGGCAGGATGTACCCGTAGAGGGTGGCGGCACGCTGCCGGTGTATACGGATAATTTCGAATGCTGGGGGCGGGTCAGGCAATTGTCTGGCACCGCTTATCTCAACTCGATGCAAACCGATGAAAAAATCACGCATACGATAGTGATCCGCAAACGCACCGGCATTAACACCAACATGGAGATTGTGACCGGTGGCGTGGTGTATCGCGTGATGCGCGCCGGGCCATTAAATGATGGCCGCCGCTTTACACGCATTGATGCTAAAGCGCTGCACACAGAAGAAATGGACGACCTGCCGCAGGGCGGCTCTACATTTTACGGGGGCTATAATGGCAACGCTGGGTAATCCGCAGGGCGGCTCCTACGTCCACGTCGATTTTCAGGGAATGAAGACGATTAATTTTAATCGTCGAATAGTGCACCGCGCATTCTCAAAAATCGGGCAAAACATCCAGAAAGATGCTCGTAACCGTATCAGCCAGCGCCACGGATCTAAGCCGGGCGAGGATCCGGGTTACTGGTCTGGCGCCACGGCGCGGTCGATCGGTTATTACGTACCGAGAGCAACAGGCAGCCGTCCTGGTTTCATGGTCAAAATCGCCCCGAACCAAAAGCGCGGGCGCGGTATGACCCCACTGAAACTACATGAGGGGCCGGGTAGCAGCGGTTTTTATCCTGCCTATCTGTTTTACGGCGTTCGCCGTGGAGCCGTGCGAACCAAATCACACCACAAAGGCGCGTCGGGTGGTAGCGGCTGGCGCATCGCGCCGCGCGGTAACTACATGACAGCAGCCCTTGCCAATAAAAAATACTGGTCTGAACGCACGCTGTTTAACGCGCTGCGCCGGGCCGTGAAACCGGAGCCTGTTTAATGGAGCTACGAAAAATCATTCTGGCCCTGCGTGAACGGGTGCCAGATTTTGGCGAGCGTGTCAGTGGTGCCGCAGAGTTCAGGCCGCTGGCAGAAGTCGGCAAGCTGGCACTGCCAGCAGCCTACGTTATCCCTCTGCATGACGAAACCGAAGAACAGAAAAGCCAGACTGACTACTGGCAAAAATGTACTGACGGCTTTTCTGTGGTCGTTGCGCTTGATAACCGTTCTGATGAATTGGGGCTGGCGTCCATTGATGATGCCGTGCATATCGTCAGGCGTAAGCTCTGGCGAGCGCTGCTCGGCTGGAGCCCGACGGAAGAATATACGTTCGGGATTGAATACCGCGGCGGCGTGCTGCTGGATATGAGCCGGGCGATCCTCTATTACAAATTCGACTTTCAGGCCACCTTTGAAATAGGCGAAGAAGATACCTGGCACCAGCAGGAGCTTGACGATTTGCCATGGCTTGAAACTGTTCATATCGATGTTGACCTGATAGACCCCGGCAAAGGCCCGGACGGTCACCCTGAATTCCAGGCAGATATTCATCTTTCACATACTGAATCCACCTGATAACGGAGTCTAACCATGACCGTTAGTTTCAACACCATCCCTTCTTCCGGGGTTCTGGTGCCGTTGTTCTATGCCGAAATGGACAACAGCCAGGCAAACACGGCGCAAAGCGTACAACCGACAATCTTGTTTGGCTGCGCGCTGCCGGATAGCGACATTCCGTTGAACGAATTAATGCTGGTTTCCAGCGTTGGCGATCTGCGTATGCAGGCTGGTGCCGGTAGCCAGCTGGCGCGCATGGCTGCTGCATACCGCAATGTCGATATGAGCGGGCAATTGTGGGCAATTGCGATCCCTGAACCGGAAGGCACCACGGCAGCCGGTACAATTAAAATCGGCGGTAACGCTATTTCTGCAGGTGTTATCTCGCTGTATATCGGCAAACCGCGCGTGCAGGTGGCGGTTGCGTTGAATGACCAGGCGACCAATATTGCCGGGAATCTTGTTGCGGCGATTAATTCGAATGCTGACCTGCCGGTTACTGCTGCCATCGGTGATTCAGACGGCGCGTCTGTTACGTTGACAGCCAAAAATAAAGGGCTCTGCGGTAACGAAATCCCATTAAGCCTGAACTATTACGGCTGCGCGGGCGGCGAGGTCTTACCAGCTGGCGTGACCGTCACCATTTCGGCAATGTCTGGCGGTGCTGGTGCGCCAGTGTTCGATGATGCTGTGGCTGTGCTGGGGGATGAAGACGGCGATTTTATCGCGTTCCCGTTCAACGATAGCGCAAGTCTCGATGCGATTGGCCTGGCAATGAACGATTCGACCGGACGTTGGGCGCCGGGCCGACAGAGTTATGGGCATGTCTACAGTGCGAAGATGGGTAATCTTGCCAGCCTGCAGGCATTCGGTACCACGCGTAACGATCAGCACGTCACCATCGATGGAATGGAAGCGGAAACGCAGACCTGCGCAGACGAATGGGCGGCGGTATTCACTGCGCGAAATGCAGTGTTTATTCGCGCCGATCCTGCGCGTCCAACGCAGACAGGCCAGCTTGATGGCGTACTGCCTGCGAAAACCGGTAAGCGCTTCCAGAAAACGCAGCGTAACACGTTGCTCAATTCCGGGATCGCAACCTGTTATGCGCAGGGCAGTAATGCTTTTATTGAGCGCGCTGTGACGACGTACCAGAAAAACAAGTACGGCGAGACTGACAACAGCTACCTCGACAGCGAAACCCTGCACACCAGTGCCTACGTATTGCGCGCGCTGGAAACCTGTGTCACCAGCAAGTACGGGCGCCACAAACTTGCCAGCGACGGTACACGTTTTGGCCCTGGTCAGGCGATCGTTACCCCGTCCGTTATCAAAGCGGAAATGTGCGCGCAGTATCAAATCATGGAAGAAGCCGGGATCGTTGAAAACTTCGACCTGTTTAAAAAATACCTGGTAGTCGAGCGCTCCGCGACGGATCCGAATCGCGTAAATGTCCTGTTCCCGCCTGATTATATTAATCAGCTGCGTGTGTTCGCCCTCGTTAACCAGTTCCGCTTACAGTACCAGGAGGCAGCGTAATGGCCCGCATTGCAGGAACAACCTATTTCAAACTGGACGGTGATCAGCTGTCTCTCACTGGCGGTATCGAAGTGCCGCTCAACACAACATCGCGCGACGATGTGATTGGTCTCGATAAATCGGTTGATTATAAAGAAACCTACCGGGCGCCTTATATCAAAGGCACATTCAAGGTACCGAAGGAATTTCCGATCGACAAAATCACGACCAGTGATGTGATGACGGCGACCGCCGAACTTGCCAATGGCATGGTTTACGTCCTGCGTGAAGCCTGGCTGAGTGGCGAGGCCAGTTTTAACGCAGAGGAAGGTACAGCTGACCTCGAATTCCACGGCAAAACAGGATTTTTCCAATGATTCCCGTAGAACTATCAACCCCTATTCAGGCCCACGGTGAAGAAGTCGCCGTGCTGGAATTGCAGGATCCGACGTTTGAACAAATCCAGAAATTTGGCACGCCGGTGTCTCTGGATGGAAACGGCAATTTCACGATCAACACACAGACGGCGTTCAAATATATTCCTGAGTTAGCAGGTGTACCGCCGTCATCACTGAAAACGCTGGGTGCTTTTGACCTGAATAATCTTTGCTGGGCTGTGTGGCGTTTTTTTATGACGAAACCGGAGAGCCAGACGAACAGCTGATTCAGCAGCTTGAACGCCGGGTGTATGACCTGGCGTTTTTCTGGCACCTCGACCCGGTGGTTATTATGCGTAAACCGCTGGGGAAAATATTCGAAATGGAATCGCACGCCGTCAGAATAGCGGAGGCGCGTAATCGTGGCTGACAGCTTTCAGTTAAAGGCGATCATTACCGGGGTAGATAAACTCTCTCCGGTACTTGATGGCATATCAAAGAACGTAAAAAAAGCCGGGAAGGGTATCAAAGAAAAAGCGCTGATGGCTGGCGCTTTTGGTACCGCCTGGTCACTGGCTTTCGCTAAACCCGTCAATGATGCGATGGCGTTCGAAAGCGCTATGGCAGACGTGCGCAAAGTCGTTAACTTTGACTCGCCTGATCAGTTTAAACAGATGGGCCAGGACATTCTCGAAATGTCCACAAAACTGCCGATGGCTGCCAACGACATAGCTAAAATTGTGGCGGCTGGTGGGCAGGCCGGTCTTGCTGCTGGTGATTTGCAGGAGTTTGCGACGACCGCCGTTAAAATGGGGATCGCCTTCGACGAAACCGCCGATCAAGCCGGGCAACAGATGGCGCAGTGGCGCGTTTCGCTCGGACTCACGCAAAATCAGGTTGTCCAGCTGGCAGACCAGATTAACTACCTGGGCAACACCGGGCCGACTACCGCCGCCAATATCACAGATGTGGTAACGCGTGTCGGCTCGCTGGGTCAAATCGCTGGTTTCACGGCTTCCGATGTTGCCGCGCTGGGGTCAACGATTGGATCCGCCGGTATTCAGTCGGAAGTCGCTGCTACCGCGATTAAAAAGGTCTTCACCACGCTGGCCTCGGGCCAGAAGATGACGAAAGACCAGAAAAAGGCCATGAAATTTTTGCACATCAACCCCAAAACACTGGCGTCTGATTTGCAGAAAAATGGTAAAGCTGCGCTGGAAAATGTATTTACACAGCTGAGTAAGGTTGCGCCCGACAAGCGCGTGGCGGTGCTGAAAACTCTATTCGGTGAAGAGTCCGTGGGGGCGATCGCGCCGCTGCTGGCTAACCTCACCCTGCTGAAAACAAACTTTAACCGCGTGGCAGATTCGGCGCAGTACGCCGGGTCGATGCAAAAAGAGTACGCCAGCCGGGCCGGAACTACGGCGAACCAGCTCGAACTCCTGCAGAACAACCTTAACCGGGTTAGCGTAAACATCGGCGATGCGTTACTGCCTGCTGTCAGTGACGGATTGAATCAGGCCATGCCGCTGCTCGATGAAGTCGCTAACTTTGTAAAGGGAAATCCCGAAATAATCAAAATTGCCGCCGGTGCTGCTGCCGGTCTGGCTGCTATTGGCGGTATGGCGGCGATCGGTATGCTGGTGGCAGCAGTCGGTCCGCTGGGGCTGATGCTGGGTGCGCTGGTGGCGGCAGGCACGTTTATCGCAACGAACTGGAGCACCATCAAAGATGCCTGGGAGCACGGTAAACCGATGGCACCAAAACCGCTAACTCCAGAGCAGCAGACTGTCGCTGATGCGTACAATTTTAATAAGCCTGCCAATACACCGGGCTTCGGCCTGCTGGCTGTGCAGCAGGAAGTTGCAAATCAGCAGACGGGCAGTGCGCTTTTGCGTGATATTCAGGTGGTTACCGGGCAGCAGGCACCAACCCCGTTTAACCGTGGCAGCGGACCGGCCTATAACTACAGTGCACCAACTGGGCAGGACATGCTCACCGGGGCGAAATCGCAGCTGCAGGGCGAACTTGTCGTGCGGTTCGACGGCGCGCCGCCGGGTATGCGTGTGTCAGAAGGCAAAACCAATGCGCCAGGCGTGCGGGTTGTGCCAGAGGTGGGATATAACCGCTTTAGTTCACAAAACCTGTTCCGCACAAACCAGTAACCCGCACCGGCGGGTTTTTTTATGGGTGAAATATGGATACCTGGCGTTTCAGCATACAACCCGCATCGTGGCGCGGGGTGCCGTTCAAAGTTTCCGAGGACGAGGCGACATTTGGGCGGCGGATATCGACGCATGAATTCCCGCTGCGCGATGTGCCGTATACAGAGGATATGGGCCGTATGGCCCGCCGGTATTCAGTATCGGCGTATGTGATTGGCAATGATTTTATGGCGCAGCGCGATCGCCTGCTTTCTGCGCTTGAACAGGGCGGATCCGGCACGCTGATCCATCCGTTTTACGGCTCCCTCACGCTTAATGTCGATGGCGGGGCAAAACTTCGGCACAGCCGCGAAAATGGTGGCATGTGCGAAATCTCTCTGCAATTCGTTGAGTCAGGCCAGCTGAGTTACCCGACGGCGGGCGGCGCTACGGCGCAAAATGTGGAAAACGCCGCCGATGCTGCGGATCAATCCTTTGCCGATAAGTTCCTGGATGATTTCGATTTGACCGGGCCGGGCTGGATCACCGACGGTATGATCCAGAACGCCAGCGATATGCTCGACGATGTGATCAGCGTTTACGAAGTAGTGGACAGCGCGATTAGTGATGCTGCCAGACTGCTGCAAGGGGATTTATCGGTGTTGTTCCCGCCGCCGTCACAGGGAGCTGAAATTATCAGCCGCGTGCAGGAAATGTGGGCGGCGGGTAAGTCGATTTATTACAACACAGACAGTGCGATAAGCGCCGTGGATAACCTGAAATATATTTCCGGTATCAGCTCGCTGGCACCGCGTGGCGTATGGCCTACGCAAAGTGCCTCGCAGCAACAAACCACCGTTGCAACAAATGCATTTTCCCAGCTGATGCGCAGCACGGCGGTAACGCAATCCACTCGTCAGTTTTCAGCGTTGCCGACCCCGACCGCCAGCAACTACAACTACCAGCCTGCCACCCGCGCGGCACTCACCGATTCGCCCAGGCAGAACAGCGACCCGGCGGTGCTGCCGGTCAGTTATGACCAGTTGGCCCGCCAGCGCACCAGTTACAGTCAGTTGTTTGACCGTGAAACGTGCCGTGTTGCTGGTGATGATCCGTTTGTGCGGCTGGAGGATTTACGTCAGGCGGTCTGGCTGGATATTCAAAAGCGCCTGCAGCTCACGGCAAAAACCATAACGCGCACACCAGACGACGTTACCCCGTCGGTGGTGCTGGCGGCTGACTGGTTCGACGATGCCAGCCGCGGTGCCGAGATTGTCGCGCTCAATAATATTCCCCATCCCGGATTTGTTCCGCCGGAACCGCTACGAGTGGCCTCTGAATGACTGATCATGATGTAACCCTGCGTGTAAACGGCAAAGAGTTTACCGGCTGGATGCACGTAAATATTTCGGCGGGCATTGACCGGATCGCCCGAAGTTTTGATGTGGAGATAACCCGGCAGTGGCCCCGAACCGGAAACTTGGCTGAACTGGATTTGCCTGTGGTTGAGGGGGATTTGGTGGAAGTCCTGATCGGCACCGACAAGGTGATGACCGGTTATGTCGATGCCACGCCGTTGCGCTATGACGCGGGCCAGATAAGTGCCAGCGTCAACGGGCGCAGTAAAACCGAAGACCTGATCGACTGTTCAGCGCCAACACAGCCGGGCCAGTTCACAAACCGCACGCTGGCGCAGATTGTCACCACGCTGGCGCAGCCCTTCGGCGTGAACGTTGTCAGCAACACGCCGGAAAGCAGCACACTAACCAGCTTCCAGATCGATTATGGCGAAACCGTAGAGGAGGCATTAAACCGCCTGCTGGGGCTTGAGCAGGTGCTGGCGTTCGATGATGCAGAGGGCCAGCTGGTGCTCGATACTGTCGGCACGAAAAAAGCCGTCACGGCGCTGGTGCTGGGCGAAAACATTATGAACGCGGGTAGCCAGCGGGATTACAGCGATCGGTTTTCTGAAATCACGGTGACGGGTCAGCGTGCTGGCTCTGATGATGATTACGGTGCCACGACAAACAACAAAATCACCGCCACGGTGAAAGATGCCGCGGTGAAGCGCTTTCGCCCGCTGACGATAAAGCAGTGCGGCAACGCCACGCTTGCCACCTGTAAGGCCCGTGCGCAGTACGAAAAAGCGCACAGGGAAGGGCAGGCGCTTGAAACCACCTATACGGTTCAGGGCTGGCGGCAGGGCAACGGGCAGCTGTGGCAGCCTAACCAGCGCGTCGTCGTTTGGGATCCTGTGATGGGCTTCAATAACACCGAACTGGTGGTGGCAGAAGTCACCTGGCAGCTTGACGACAAATCAGGATTTACCACCCAAATGCGTGTCGGGCCGGAGGCCGCGTATATGCCTGAGCCGAAACTGGCGAAGCGGCACCGCAAGAAAAAATCCAGCGACGACGGAGACGATTTCTGATGAAAGGGGCATTGCGGGGAGTACAGCGCGCTGTTTCCAACCTACTGGCCCGCGCTGTGGTGACGGGTCTTAATACCGCCAGTAAATGCCAGATGGTGCAGGTTGATTTACTTGCGAACGAACCAAAAGAGAACGTGGAACATCTGGAACCCTACGGATTTACCAGCGCCCCGCAGACCGGTGCCGAGGGTGTGGCAGTGTTCCCGGATGGCGACCGGTCACACGGACTTATTTTGATGGTGTCAGACCGCCGTTACCGCATCAAAGGGCTAAAAGCCGGGGAGGTGGCAATTTATACCGACGAGGGCGACAGCATTACGTTAAAGCGGGGTAACACCATTGAGGCGAAAACCAAAAACTGGATCGTGAATTCAGAAACCTGCGCGCTTAATGCTACGAAGAAAATCACGCTTAATTCACCGCTGGTGGAAGCTACGGACGTTCTCAATGTAACTGGCGATATCAATGGCAGCGCAAATATCAACGATAAAAAATCCTCGATGGATGCGATCCGCGTTACCTACAACGGGCACGACCACAAAGAAAACGGCGACGGCGGCGGTACTACCGACAACCCTAACCAGCAGATGTGACCCCCTATGATTTTCTATCTCAACGGTCAACTGACCGATCCGACGGCTGTCGTTAATCCACTGCCGCGCGCGGTGATCATTTCTCTTTTTTCATGGCGCCGCGCAAATTCCGACGATAACGCGCCCGTTCCAATGGGCTGGTGGGGTGATACGTACCCGACTATTACCGGCGACCGTATAGGCTCACGGCTCTGGTTATTGGGCCGGGAAAAAATCATCAACAACACATTAAACCGGGCGCGGGATTACGTAGTTGAGGCGCTGCAGTGGCTAATTGATGACGGCGTGGCTGCGCGGGTAGAGGCCAGCGCTGTACGTAGCGGCATGGATGAAGCGCAGCTGACTATCGACATTTATCAGCAAGACGGCTCGCGCTGGAACCTGCAATTCGACGAATTCTGGAGACTTTTAAACGATGGCTGACAGCAATTTTTATCGCCCGCCACTGCCCGACCTTATTACCCAAATCCGCAATGACATTTATTCCCGATTTCAGGGGGATGAAGTTTTACGTCGGGCAAACGCAGAAGTTTATTCACGGGCCACGGCGGCGGCCGTCAATTCTCTTTATGGTTATCTCGATTATCTGGCCCGCAATCTGTTACCAGATTTGGCAGATGAGGCCTGGCTGTACCGGCATGGGAATTTAAAGAAATGCCCGCGCAAAGAGCCTGTGTCTGCTGCTGGCTGGGCGCGCTGGGATGGCGTGAACGACGGCATTAATGTAGCTGAGGGCGTTGAAATACAGCGTGATGATCAGGTGACGTTTAACGTTACTGCCGCCACAACGTCAGCGGGTGGTGTTCTGCGAGTACCGGTAACGTGTGAAACAGCGGGGGCAGATGGTAACACCGACGACGGGATCGGCCTGACGCTGGTCAGCCCCGTTTCCGGTCTGCCGTCGAGTGGCGTTGCCGATACGATTAAGGGCGGCGCTAACCTGGAAGACATTGAACAGTGGCGCGCGCGCATTATCGACCGCTGGTATTACACCCCGCAATCTGGTGCGGATTCCGATTATGTGGAATGGGCTGAAAGCGTACCGGGTATTACCCGCGCGTGGACGCTGCGCAACTGGATGGGGCCAGGTACCGTTGGCGTGCTGTGTGCCACTGACGACGACACCGACCCTGTACCCAGCGAGCAGCAGATTCAAAACGTTTATGACTATATTGGCCCGAAATCGCCGGTTGCAGGTTCGAGCCTGTTTGTATTTGGCCCGGCGGTGAAGACCATTGATTTTCAGATCCTGATTAATCCCGATAACCCCGACACCCGCGCCGCTGTTCAGAGCGAGGTGAAAGCCTGGCTGAAACGCGACGGGCAGCCAGAAGCTACGCTGGAAATGTCGCGTCTGGATGAGGCGATCAGCTCCGCGTCAGGGGAATACAGCCACAAGCGCATTTTGCCGGATGCCGACATCGTGCTGGGTGATACCGAATTACCCGTTGCAGGAATCTTTACATGGACACAGAGCAGCTAACACAGAATTACCAGCAGCAGTTACAAAACCTGCTGCCGCGCGGCCCGGCGTGGAGTGATAACGATCCGTTGTTAGCCGGGCTGGCGCCAGCCTTTGCCGCCGTGCATGAACGTGCAAACGACCTGGTAAAAGAAACCAATCCGTTGCAGACCGTTGAACTTCTCGACCGATGGGAAACTTGCTGTGGGCTGCCAGATTCATGTTCAGTGCCGGGCAGCGAAACCATTGCCCAGCGTCAACAGCGGCTTAACACCAAAGTGAACATGGTCGGGGGGATCACAAAAGATTTTTATCTGCAGGTGCTGAGTGATTTGGGCTATCCCGATGCGACGATCACCACCTTCGCGGGGCAGGGCTTCAAAGCGAATTCACCGTGCACCAGCGGCCTTTATGGCTATGACTGGAATTTTTACTGGCAGGTGAATTTCGCGCAAACCACAAAAGTTTCGAGCATGACTTGCCGGTCACGCTGCAACGAACCGATCAGAACGTGGGGGGATACCGTCGCCGAGTGCGTCATTACCAAATTATGCCCATCCCACACCATTGTTTTATTCAGTTATCCCCCGGAGGTAGCAGGTGCATCGTATAGACACGCCAACAGCGCAAAAGGATAAATTCGGCGCAGGCAAAAACGGTTACACGGATGGAAACCCGCAGGTCGGAACACCTGCGACTGACCTGAACGCAGCGATGTTTGATGCCATGCAGGAGGAAATTTGCGGCGTTATTGAATCGCAGGGTATTGTTCTTGCCACTGGTGATAACGGGCAGCTTTTAAAAGCACTGCAGGCAATGCTAACAACATTTTCCGTTCCAGATGTGGGAGACCTCTATTTCACCAAAGGTGGGACCGATCCTAACGTTAAATACCCTGGCACAACCTGGTTAAGGGTTGCCGAAGGTGTAACGATGCGCAGTGCGAAAGCTGATGGTTCAGATTTAGGCACCGTTGTTGGCTCGGATACCGCCACGCTGGCAGTGGAGAACCTTCCGGCCCACGCCCACAATATCGGCGGTTCTACTGGCAGCGGCGGCAGTGCAACCATCACCAGCGGCGCATATGATTTTGCATCAATTTCAACCAGTAATACCGGGGCGCACACGCATACGTATACGTACATGGCTGATACCGGTGATTCTGGCGAAAACGACAGTGACGGAACTCCAATCACAAAAAGTAGCACTGGCACAACAAGCAGTTCAGGTGCGCACGCGCACACAATGGATTTACCGTCTCACACACATAGTGTTTCCGTGCCCGCACATACCCACACACTGCCAGCTGCAACGCAGAGCGCTGGCAGCGGAACGGCTTTTAATATTATTCCGCACAGCATGATTGTGAATATTTGGGAGCGTACAGCATGAGCAATTTAGTCGATATCTGGAATTATCTTTCCGATACCAAAGAGCTGATTGGGATTAGCAATGCGTATGACGATGCGCTCCCGGCTCACTGCACGACCATTGCGCCGCCGGCAGCAATTCCGGTTGAAAGTCGCGCATTTTTTGATGAAGACTCGCAAACGTGGGCAATTAAAACACCAGTTCGTGCGGCCGAAGAATCCGTCGAGGTCTATTCATTTTTAGCCAGCACGGGCGAACTGCTTGGATCGGGGAAGATTGCCGGCTCGATACCGCCAAACTGCACTGATATTGCCCCTGAAATCACCGCGCCTGCGGGCAGCGTGCTGTCATTCGATATCGGTGCCCGCGAGTGGGTTGTGAAAGAAGACCATCGGGGCGAGGTTGTTTACAATACGCAGACGCGGGAACAGTTTTATATCGACACGCTCGGCCCGTACCCGGAAGAGACAACGCCGCAGGCACCTGACGTACCGTTCCCGGTCTGGAATGGCACTGCATGGGCAACAGACTCTGACGCCCAGCGCAAGGCGACGATCCGGGCCAACGTAAAACAGTTTCAAAAACTGATGAACCGCACGGAGCGGGCACTTTGCCCGCTGACAACGGGTCGTACTCTGTCTGACGATGAGCAGGCAACATTAACAGCGCTACATGGCTACGCCGACCAACTGGCGGGGTTTATTCAGACCGCAGATCTGACTGATGCTGCACTCGCACTACCAGCCGCCGCACCGGGCCTTCTTGATTATCCGTATTCCCTGAACCCGACGTATGAGGCTGACTAGTGAGAGAAAAATTAAAAGCGTGGTTTTTCCTGGCATGGGTACCGGCTGCGGCATGGTATCGCCGAATAGTGCAGCTCAACAAATGGCACTGGCATGGCGCCATTTCACAGACATGATTATGCCGATCACGTGGCCTAATGTTACCGCACGCGCTTATAGTATTAATGCTGCGGCACGTGCGGGAATGATGAGGTGAATGTTTCACTTAGTTACAAATAGAAAAGCCCCGGATCGTAAAATCAGGGGCTTTTTCAAAGTGCACGTGCATTTCACGTGCATATTTTTGTCTTTTTACGGTCTGCTTACTGTCTGGTCAGTGTCCGTAAGTGGCTGTATTTACTGCCGCTGTCCGGGTGCAGTCCTATCAAAAGTGGTGGAGCTGGCGGGGGGGAAGATAACCACCAGCGGTTTCGGCAGCGTTAAGGACAGGGAGTGGAAAATAGCATCACTTGATTTTCGACTTTCTGAACAGGGCTTCAGTGTGAGCATGGAGCTTGAGTAGTGGCATAACTCGTGATCAGAGCAGGGAAAAGTGGTTATCAAAACTCAAGATCGATCTGGTCAATTCAGGGCTTCAGAAGCAGGGCAAAATAGTGCCTTTCGATGCTTATAAATGCGTTTTTCCGTTTTATATCAGTGCGTAATGCTTACTTCCGTTAAATACTGCTGCGTCATATGGAATGGTTCGAAGCCGCAGACCTGATCGTTAAAGGTATGGAAGGCGCGATCAACGCGAAAACCGTCACCTATGACTTCGAACGTCTGATGGAAGGCGCTAAGCTGTTGAAATGCTCAGAGTTTGGCGACGCGATTATCGCGAACATGTAATCCAGATTCTGGGTTAAAAGAAAGCGGGAGCCGATGGGCTCCCGTTTTTTTATTCACCGTAAAATCTGCCCCAAAACGATCGCCATATTCCTCTCTTTTCTCCCCGTTTTTAGGCGATATCTCTGTTAATGACTTGCATCCAGCCCTCTGTAAAAACGTGTTGCATTTTACTGATCAAAAACCCTGGTGAATCACTCCCGGCTAGCTACGCTTAAACAGGTAACCGATATCGGGAGGGGTTATGCTGACTCATTCTGAAGCCAAACGGTGGGCATCGATAATGCTGAAATCGGCATTATGCGATGGTATGAATACTGACGAGATTTCCCGACAGGTACACCTGGTCTGCGATCATCACGGGCGAGAGTGTCTTGAGGAGTTAATTGAGGAAATCTTAATTGAAGCAGGACGAATAGGGCCTAAGCACAGCAATGGCGAAATTCACCATCACTGA